ATGTTGTGAGTTTGATCGGGCGCTTGGGCGTCTGTCACAACGGAAGCTGACAGAGGGTATATCCCTCGACAATCCGAGGCCGCGTGAATAAGAGTAGCAAGGCCGAGGCGGAAGCTCACGAAACGGGCAAAGAACGCAAACCGGCGGCGCGGAAGCTGTGTCGCCACCGCGGGGGATCGTCGTAAGCCCCCCCGCATTTTTTGGAATCAACAATCATCTATATATGCAGAGTTATATCAATGAGCTCAAAGAAAAGGGTCTCGTGCCTTTACGGCTCGATAGAAACACGGTAATCTTGGTTCCTCCGGAGAAAGCCAATGAGAAATACAAGGCGCGCTACCTCAAAAATGCCGAGAGGGCGCGGAGGATGGCAACGCATTTAGATTAGTTATGAGTTACGGATTACCTTATAAGGGTTCTAAGAATAGTATTGCGAAATGGGTTATTTCGAATCTTCCCGCGTCGCATACGTTCGTGGATTTGTTCGCCGGAGGATGTGCGGTAACTCACGCTGCCATATTGTCTGGTAAATTCGGGCGTTTCATTGCAAACGATATTACGGAATATCCCCAAGTCTTCCGTGATGCCATCGATGGGAAATACCGGAATGAATGTCGATGGATCAGTCGGGAGGATTTCTTCCGTCTCAAAGACATCGACCCCTACGTGCGGCTTTGCTGGAGCTTTGGGAATGGTATGCGGTCATATCTGTATAATCCGGAAGCAGAGCGATTCAAAAAGCACCTTCATGCGATATTTTTTGCAAAAACACCCGGCGAAGCGAGTTTGATGTGGCGAGGGTTTGTCCGGGAATTCGCAAAAGTTCGGAAAGAAATAGAGGACTTGACACAAAAGGTGCTGAAACTGTGTGAGGAATGCGGCGTGGCACCTCAATACAATGCGGACGGCACATTGAATACAAAGGCGATACATACAGATGTTTTTCGGGTTAAATCAGCGTATTTGCGAAAATATTTACAGAACGCCCTGAAATTATCCGGTCTTACGCAAAAAGATGTCGATCGACACCTTGGAAATCAGATGAGTGGCCATTATTTTGGCAAATCTCAATGGATGTTGCCAACCTCTGAGCAATACGAGAAGTTGCAGGAAATTTTACCGGCGTTAACTATTCCGTGGGCGTTCTTAAACGAAAGTCTGCAAAGTCTGGAAAGACTGGAAAGACTGCAAAGTCTGGAAAGTCTGCAAAGACTGCAAAGTCTGGAAAGACTGGAAAGTCTGCAAAGTCTGGAAAGTCTGCAAAGTCTGCAAAGTCTGCAAAGACTGGAAAGACTGCAAAGTCTGGAAAGACTGGAAAGTCTGCAAAGTCTGGAAAGACTGAAACTGTCCCGAAAGGATTACAGCGATGTTGCTATACCGCCGGGCGCGACGGTATACTGCGACCCGCCGTATGCTAACACGTCGGGGTATATCGACGATTTCGACCATGAACGATTTTATAGATGGCTGCGCAGCATGGAATTCCCGGTGTTCGTTTCGGAATATTCCATGCCGGACGACTTTATATGCTTTGCGAGTATTGACAAAGCATGCACCTATTCATCATCAAAAACGATAAAACGCGTAGAAAAGATGTTCGTACACGAGCGGTGGGCGGATGCTGTGAGGCGTCCGGATGATAATGTTCAGGGGCGGCTGTTCTAATCCTCCCTGCGTCGCAATAGTATTACCGCCATAGTAGTATTGTCGGCTGGCGTCCTATCTACGAATAACCCCTAAAAGTAAGAAATTATGGATGACATTACCCGCGTCTGCCGCAAATGCGGGCAGGAAAAGCCGTTGGAAGAGTTTGCGAAGAATAAGGAATGCGTATTAGGTCATAGCCATATTTGCAAACAATGCAAGGCGGAGCAGTCCCGTAAGTGGCACGCAGCCAATTTCGAAAAGGCGCGGGAAAATAACCGTAAGTGGCACGCAGCCAATTTCGAAAAGGCGCGGGAAAAGCACCGTAAGTGGCGCGCCGCTAATCTCGAAAAGTGCCGGGAGTATGACCGCAAGTATTACGCGGCCAATTCCGAAAAGTGTCGGGAGTATGACCGCAAGTATTACGCAGCCAATTCCGAAAAGTGTCGGGAGTATGCCAGAAAGTATTACGCAGCTAATTCCGAAAAGGCGCGGGAAAAGCACCGTAAGTGGCGCGCCGCTAATCTCGAAAAGTACCGGGCGAATGCCAGCAAGTATTACGCAGCTAATCTCGAAATGTACCGGGCGTATGACCGAAAGAAACGCGAGAATCTGACTGACGGGTATTTAATGGATAAACTAAAGCGCTGCAACCTCCCCGTAACCCCCGAAACAATCGACTACAAACGTATTCAACTAAAGTTATACCGAGAAATCAAAAAACAACAAAACGATGAAAGAGATTAAGAACATCCGGGAATTGACGGCCGATTTGGGCCGCGTGTATGCAGAGCTTCGGGCACGAGAGATCGAGATCAAAGAGGCATCGGAGATTGCTAACATTGCGGGTAAGATCATCAACGGCGCAAAGGCTGAAATGATGTACCGAATCGCCCGTAAGGAGAAGCCGTCGATACCTTTTTTCGATGCCGATGGCAAATAATTTTGCAGATTCGAAATGAAGTTGTATATTTGCAATTGCAGACCGATGCTATTAGCATCAACAAAGTACATAGTTAACGCTATATAAAGCGTTGTCCCTTGTCCACTTTCAGCTTGCTGATAGTGTCGGTCTGCAAACCTGACTGGGGCAACGCCTTTTTTATTGCCCTTTACATATTAACTAAACTTTTAACAGACAATGCAGACCGATGTTAAAAGTGGTACCCGGGTAAATAACACCCAGACCACACCGCGCGCAAAGAAAAGCCGCACCGTATTCTATCGTTGCCACCTCAAGGCAACACGACCGATGTTCTCTTCGGACAAAGTCGATTACACCAACGTTATCCGCGCCACGTGCGAGGAGCATGCTTTAGGCTGTTTCCTTGCTCAGTTCCGCGTGCTCTATCCCGCGTATGCTGTCGTTGTCGGCACCATACTCGTAAGCCGGGTATTCCCCTCCAAGTCCAACCGTTAAAATAGGCCGCTATGGCACATCTTATCACCTTGTTGGCGTTCATTGCGCCGATTGCCGTGGTATTCGGCTGGGTGCTATCCAATCAGCACCGCGCAAAGGAGATTGGAAAATTGCTAACCTCAATATTCGAAAGCCATGAATGAGTTTACGGTAATCACGGTTAAATGCGTGTGGACGATGATAAAAGGCGCACTTTGGCAAGCCCAATACCGCCTGCGGAGAAAGGTTGTCCGGATACAGTCCAAGGCCATCTACCGAGCATTGAAGAACGAGAACAAGCCCCGTATTTACCGGGTTGAAATACGATAGTCCATGGACACACAATATTACACGACGGCAACGTCAACCCCTGTGCTTGCACTGGAAGAGTACCAGGACATTCCCAGCAAGCACATCAACGGTGATCGGGATAAATTCTCGGAGGTTGCCTCAAGGCTGGTCGACATAGACCTGAAGCTGATATACCATGCTTTCCGGGAGGCTATCAGGAAAGATCGTCGTGGTGATGAAGACGGCCGGGTCTATACGGTTGCATACAAAATCTACGACATTCAGGCGAGGCATCACTATATGCCTGTTTATGAACGCTGATACGACGTCTTCGCCGGATGTTTCGAGGAGGTGCAAACCGGGTGCGAAGACAGCATCGAGGTTATTAATGTCACCGATATTGACGGCCGGATATGGCCAGGGCATATGGCCCGGTTGAAAAATTACGCAAAACGAAACAATTTATAACAATGAGGACAATCATTGAAGTTGCCATTGGCAACATTACCATCTTTAGCGCGAAGTACTCACGACGTCTTGCGGATAAAGAAATCCATAAGGTTGTGCGTGAAGGGTGCATCGGCATCGACCGGAGCAAAGCCGTGATAACTATTAAATACGAGTAGGCTTATGAAAGAGTTAATCGCTATCCAGTCGGAACTGAAAGCCCCTAAGGGGCAGTATAACAGTTTCGGGAAATACAAGTATCGGAGCTGCGAGGATATTCTCGAAGCAGTCAAACCGCTACTCAAAGCGCATGAATGCGCGTTGAACCTTTGCGATGACATTGTCAATGTCGGCGATCGCTACTACGTGAAAGCCACGGCGCGCATCACCAACGCCTCCGGAGAATCGGCGACGGCCACCGCTTTTGCCCGTGAAGATTTCGACAAGAAAGGGATGGATGGGGCACAAATCACCGGTACAGCGTCGAGCTACGCTCGCAAATATGCCCTTAACGGGTTGTTTTGCATCGACGATACAAAAGATGCAGACACGGACGAGCGGCGAATCGAGAATACCAACCGGGCAGCTGCGCAAAGTGCAAAAACTGCACAATCCACTGAGACCCCGGCCAACGCTCCGGCACCTGCCCGCAAACGAATTACTATGGAACACCTGGATGACCCTATCACCTGCGATCAGCTGCTGAAATGGATGTACGGGTTCCTCACGACTGACAACTATGCCGCAGATTTTGACGCAGGGGCACGCCTGCTGAAATACCGCGACGCCGATGCCGAAGTCGTGGATCGCTTCTCGGCGCTCTTCGAATCATATCGTCAGGCACGCAAAAATGCAAAGTGATATGGAAGCACAGGTAATGTTGCTGCGGGAATCGACGCCCGCCGCCGAGCTGGCCGCGCGGGCTGTCTCCTCGGTCATGGAGGGTGAGGTAGACCCGATCACGGCTCACATCAATATCAGCCGTATGGAGGCCGCCATCAAGTTATTCAAGGAGAACACCGACGTGCGCGACATCACGCTGCGGGAGCTTGCCAAATACGGCAAGTCGCACCAGTTCGGCGACTGCCGGCTGGAGGAGGCCGAATCGGGCGTGAAGTACGACTACTCTATGTGCGGCGACAGCCGGCTGAACGACATGTACAAGACGCTGGAAGCCCTGAAAGCCGACATCAAGGAGCGCGAGGAGATGCTGAAAAAACTACCGAGTACCGGAATGGCAGACCCTGATACGGGGGAGGTTCTTTTCCCTCCAGCCCGTAGTAGCAAAACGACCATCAAAACCACATTCAAAAAGCAATAAACAATGGCAGAACTGATTAACGTGTCGCTGTGTGTCAGCGACATTCCCAAGGACAAGATTTTTGTTGCCGAAAACGGCAAGAAGTACATCGGCATTTGCGTATCTGAGCTCCGCGAGGTTGACCAGTACGAGAATACGCACTGCGTGTTCATCCGGCAGTCGAAAGAG